TAGTGACCTTCTGGTACATCTTCACCTCCTGTTACTAAAGCTGAATCTAATAGATCAACTAGTCCATCTAATTTGATTTGACGATAATTGATTGGGTTGTAATTAAAGCTATAATTACTCTTATTAATGGAATCTAAATTATACCCATCATTTAAGTAATTTACTAATGATTGAGCTCTTTCTAGCTCTACTCTGTGTTTTTGACCATAGTCAAATGAAATAGCTGTTACACTATCATACTCTTTTAGACATCTAAGTAATAATGTACTTGAGTCCATGCCTCCACTTAAGGATACTACAACATGTTTTTTAGACATAATTTATAATTTAAAATAAGCCAGGTATTTTAAGCGTATAGGCAAACGCTATTTTTTTTCTCCTTCGTAAATTTTATTTCCGAAATATTCATCTAAAAATTCACGTCTATATAAATGAACAACTCCTTTATAACGAGTATTTGAAATTTCTCGAGTTTTAATAGTTTCTTTTAATGCTACGGCAGTTTCTGCTACTTCTTTACCTAATTCTTGCCCAGCAGCATAACCTAAATAATCATAAAGAGACATCATGTACGGTTTTTGTTCTTTTTCCATGTTACATAACTTTTTAAAATGTTAAACTTATATTTAATATACGAAGAGACACCTGCAAATCCTAATGTTAATGCTGAGATGTTAAAAATGTTAGGATGCCAATGTTCTCCACAAAGTCCTAAAGCATGTCGTAATATTTCCATTATTTCTTTGCTCCTTTTTCTTTGTAATAATCAGCTTTACTAAATTTAGTAGCAGATTTTTCTTTTGTTGTTTTAGGTTGGTTTAAAGTTGGTAACCAAGCCATTAATTGTTCATACTTGCTTTTGGCAGATGTTTTGCTCATAACGTTTAATTTTATTTATGTAAATATAATAAATTTATATTAGATTTCCAATTATTTATTACAGAAGTTTTTAAAACACTGTACATTGTATTTAATGTCTTCTAATTTATCTTCTAAATTAGATTCCATAAATTCTTCAATTTTATTTGATGGTTTTTCCAATAAACCTATTTCATCATATCTAATACCTAAAGCACCACATATAATAGGGTTTGAAGTATCTACTGAATCAATCATGCCTGGTTCCCAATTGTCTCTGTAATGTGTAAATTCTTGGGGTACCGAGCATCCTAGTAGGTGAATATAGTGATGTGGTTTAATTAAACCCGCATCTTTCATATTTTCTAGAAGTAATACCCTTCCAACAGTTTGATTAGCTAATTTATTTTCAGTTGGGCATAATTCATGGTATAATACTGATGAATGGTTAAAAGCAAAATGTGTATATCCTAAATCAACACATTGCTGGTATAATTGGTGCATTTCACTTATAGTTGTACCTTGCATCACTACCATTAAATTAGTACGTTCAGGTAATTCATACTGTAGCCAATGTTTAGCATTTTTAGCAGTTAATGCTTTATTATTCCATTCATCAGGTACAATGAAGATATCTGGTTCAATTAGATTAATTTTTTCTAATAAATCTTGAGTTGTATGTGTTACACCTTCAAATAAACCATTATCCATTATAATAAAACGACCTCTTTCTCTTGAATCTAAGAAAAATTGTCTATAGTCATTATGTTTATCTAATAAATGTGGTAAACAATATTCATAATCATTCCATCCAAAACTATATGGAAATAATGATAACGGTAATTCATGTGATATTTTCATTATCCTATAAATGCTTTTAATACGTCTGCACTCATGTTTCCGCTTTGTTTTCTTACAGTACTATCTGCTTCAACTACTACAGTTGTAGGTACATTTCTAATACCATATTCTGTAATTGAAGGGTGTCCTGAATCAACATCAACTGTTTCAAATTGTACTCCTGGCGTTTCTGATGCTACCTTATTAAATGTAGGTGCAAATATTTTGCATGGTCCACACCATGCTGCTGTGTATCTAATTACTTTTTTCATATTATTCGGTATATATTGCTGAGTTTTTACCATGTTCTCTAAATTCTACACTCACCACTCTTACTCTACTTTCTGTTTCTATTTTAATAAATTCAGATACTTTATCATAGATAAATTTAGCAAATTGTTCTGCTCCTGTGGCTGGAATTATTCTAACTTGAGCTATCTCTGTTTTGTCCATTTCTATAGCTAATGGTAAGAATGGATCATCTTCGGCAATGATGTAAGTATGATCAAACATATAGTCCATCCATGCTTTAGGAGGCATACCATCAATAGTGTTTTTAGCTCTTTTCATTCCTCCAAAATCCCACACCCAATTTCTTTCGTCTAATTCTCCTTCAAATACAATTTTGAAAGAAATACCATAACCATGAAGAAAACTACAGTGAGTTCCTTCTGCTCTCCATTGACGAAATACTGTTGAGTATCCATCAAATACTTTTGTTGATTGAAATTTTCCCATAACTTATTCTGTTTTTTCTTCGTTACTTATTTCTAATAATTTAGAACCTAAATCCCCTAAAAGGGAATCTAGTTGTTCTTCATATTGTGTTATATTATTTGGATTGGCTTTTATCTGTTCTTCTATAAATTTAACATCTTTTTCGACAGTCTCCAAATATTTTAGTATTTTATTTGATGTATCCATATTAATTTAATTAATAAATTTAAACTCATAACCTTTAGTATATTTTCTTTTGCCTCTACAACATTGAGATACCCCAGATATTGGTAAATTCAATTGTTTAGCAGCTTCACTTATAGATTCATACATTTGGTTAGTGTTAAGACATAAAACTTGTTTTTTTCTTTCTAATAGGAAATTTTGTGGCTTTGGCTTTCCTTTATTTGATTTACTTATTTTAAGTTTTTGCTCATCTCCCATAATTTTTCCTTTATTAGGTCCTATTTTACCTTCCATTGGAGACTTTCTACCTTTATTAGATTGACTAATTTTATCTCTCCACTCTTGGGTATAAAATTCTTTACTTCGGTTTTCTCCAAAATTTTTAGGTTTGGGTTTACCTTTAAGAGCTTTACTTATTTTCTGTTTTGCTTCGGGTGTTTGTGAACCACAACCACTTCCTCCACCATTTAAATTTAATCCTTTATAGAAAGTATCTAATTTTTTAATCCAATAACGTTCTTTTTGTCTTAATAGAGCATTACCTTCAGTTAAACTTAATTCAGAAATATCAATTTCTTCTACTATTTCAAATAAATGGGAATCAATCCCATATAAAACTAAAGATTCTTTTAATTTAATATTATCTCTAAATTGAAGATTTTTATGACTTTTCCATCTTAATTCTATATTCTTGGATAAACCAATATATACTTTACCTTCAGGATTAGTGACTTTATATATTCCTACCATAATTATATTTTATTATAAATATATAGAAATTAAAAGAGACCCACTATCCTTCACAACTTACACATTCAGCTTGACGTGATCCTAAATCACCTTTAATTACTGAATCAGTTCTTAAATAATATAATGTTTTAATTCCTAGTTTATGAGCTTCCATATGAACCTGATTAATCCATTTTGGTGAATCTTGAGGATCAAATGATAGATTTAAAGATTGTGTTTGGTCAATATATCTTTGTCTAATAGCTGCTTGTCTAACTAATTCTAACTGATTTATTTCAGGGAATGTTAAGAATAATTCTTTTTCATCTGGTGATAGTACATTATCAGGTAAACCTAAAACACTACCATTATCTCTTAACATTTGGTCCCAGTATTCATCTTTGTTTTGACCTTTTTCTTTTAATAAGTTTTCTAATACCTTATTTTTACGAATAAATGTACCTTTAGCACCATTAAATGTGTAAATATTTGCGGGTAACGGCTCGATTCCTGCTGAAATGCCGCCTGTTATAACACTATTAGATACCGTCGGAGCTATCGCAAGTAAATGCGTATTACGCATACCAGTTCCACGACACCATAATGGCTCTCCGTATTCTACTGCTAATTGTCTTGAAGCAGCTTCTGCATCATTTTTAATTTTACTAAATATGTTGTGAGTGTGAGCAGTTGAAGCAATTGAATTAAATGGTAATCCTTTTTGTTGTAAGAATGTATGCCATCCCATTACTCCTAATCCTAAAGCTCTACCTTTTTTAGCGTGGTTATTTGTTCTAACCATACTTTCTTTACCACTTGTTTTTTCAATAAATTCTTGCATTACTCCATCTAAGAAGTAAATTGATAATTGAACTGTGTCTGTGTCTTTCCATTCATCGTATTTAGCTAAGTTTAATGAAGATAAACAACAAATAAATGAATGTTCCTCATCTGTATGTAAAGTAATTTCAGTACAAATGTTAGTCATTGAAACATCAAGATTATTCATCATATAAGCGATAGGATTTGCTTTATTTACATTATCCTTAAACATGATATAAGGTTCTCCAGTTTCCATTCTAGCTTTTAAAATCTTAGCCCAACGCTCCATTGATGCTTGGTCTCTTGATTCTAATTTTCTCATAAAGGCATCATCAACAACTACACACTGGTGTAAATTTAAACATTGTCTGTTTGGGTCACCTTTTGGTCTTCTGATTTCTAAAAATTCGTCAATATCTAAGTGATTAATATCTAAATTAACAGATGCTGCTCCTCTTCTAACATTACCTTGATTGGTAGCGATAATAGTTGAGTCATAAATTTTAGCCCAAGGCACAACTCCTTCAGATTTACCATTACCTTTAATCTCAGTTCCACGTGGTCTAATGCGAGATAAACTAATACCTACTCCTCCACCAACAGATGTTAATTTCATTAGTTCGGCGTTAGTTAAACCGATTCCACGTATTGAATCCGGTGTATCTACACCAAAACATGAAATAGGTAATCCACGATCTGTACCTATGTTTGATAAAACTGGTGATGCTAAACCTAACCAACCATTCCAAAGGATTTTAAAAAATTTATTCTCTAAATCAGGTCGATTTAATCTTGTAGCAACTGTTACAGCTGCTCTTCTGTATGCCTTTTTAGGTGTTTCTCCAGGTAGCAAGTATCCCTTGCTAATTGTTGCTAATGATATTTCGTCCATCCATTCAGGATAGTCACGACCAATTACCCACTCGTTTATGTTTGATATCAAACTGTTATTATCCATTTATATTTAATTAATTTATTATTTGTTTTTTATAATATTTTATTACTTTTTTTCCTATTTTCTGATATAGTTAATGGTTGAGAATTAGACCAATGGATTGTTCCCCCTTTACTTAGAGGTAATATATGATCTACTTCCCAATATGTTCCATAATTATCCCAATTCATTTTTGAAGTGAATTGTTTTTCTAAATGGTTCATAAATTCTTCTTTTGAGCATCCTATAAGTTCTAAGGTTTTTTGAGATTGGATTTCTTTTAACATTAATTTATATACTCTATTTCGTAAATTAAAAATAATTTTATTTTGAGGTGTTGATTTACGTTTATATTCTCTTTGATATTTACGATAATCATCATTATCCTTTACCCATTCTTTTAAATATTCTTGTCTTTCTTCTTTATGATTTTGATTATATGTTATAGAATCTTCAGTCCAACAAATTTTACATTTTGGTGAAAAATTATTTCTTGTTTTCCTCCAATAAAATTCATCAACATTTTTAATCTCTTTACATTTAGTACATTTTTTAGTTCTCATACTTATGATTTTATTATAAATATACTAAAAGGACAAATAGTAGACTAAAATATATCACTAGCATCCCAATTTTGTGTTCCTTTTGAGTAATTAGTCACCCTTGTGCTGAAGAAATCGGTGTGTTGTTTACCAGCTGATAGACTATCAAACCATTTCATTCTTTTTACAGCTTCTTGATCTACATCAGTGATAATAGATTCGTAGCCCAAGTCTTGCATTTTAGTATTAGTACGATATTTAATAAATGATACTAGATCATATTTGGGGCAACTTGGTAAATCCCCCATTTCATAGACTTTATCAATAAAGTCTAGTTCTAGTTTTAAAGATAATCTAGCTGCTTCCTCAATATCCTTTTTTAATTCAGATGTATTAAGTTCAGGTTTTTCTTGCATTAAAGTTCTGAATAACCAACATCCTGCTTCTGAATGTAATGATTCATCTCTAATTGACCATTCTACTATAGTTCCCACTCCTTTCATTTTATTATCAAGTTTAAATGATAAAAGAATAGCAAATGATGAAAATAAATTAACACCTTCAGTAAATGCTGAGAATATTGCCAATGATTTTGCTCTAGCTGACCAATCAATTTCACCATTGTGTGAATCTCTTACATCCATTAATGATTGAATTTTAGCCATTGTTGATTCATCTTCTAAAAATTCATCAAAGTTATCAAGACCTAATTCTTCATTTAATAATGAATAAGCTTCAGCATGGATTGTTTCGAATGCTCCAAAAGTAACACCCATTTTAATAATTTCTGGTTTTCTAAACCAAGATGTTACTAGATTTGTCCAGTAATCATTTACAACTGTTTCTGTTTGTGCAAAACCTTTTAAAATAGAACCTATAATATTTTTTTCGGTTTCTGATAGGTTTTGCTTCCAATCATTTACATCAGACATCATGGGAACCTCTGTGTGAAGCCAATGCGCTTGTTGTTGTTTTAACCAGAAATCATGTGCTTCTGGGTATTCGAATGGCTTGTAAACTACTCTTTCTTGTGTAATGTCTCTCATATTTTTTAAAAGTTTTAAATCGGGATTATAAATACATTAAAATGGAGTTTGATCATTATTAAGAATAAAATTTCTCAAAAAGTCTTTTTCTTCTCTATCTACTGCGTTATAATCGCCAGGCTTTTTGTCTGTAGATGGAGTATCGATTTCTAGGAAGTCTTCGAATATTTCAATTTTACCCATAGAAGTATCGATAGTTGATGCAAATGTCATACCATCACCCCCTAATCTATTCTTCATAACATGCCAACGACCTGTACCTTCTAATTTGTCTTTTCTATTTCGTGCTAATGATAAAACTATATCACCAATCATTAATTTAGAATACGATCCTGCAATATTATCTCCTTCAATAATATCACTTTTAGCACCACTTCTATTTGCTTGAGATGGTGTTACAATTGGAAGTTGTAATTCACGAGCTAATCCTCGAACACTAGTGTAAATATCTTCAGTACCTTCTAATCTATCTCTAGATGTATTTTTCAATAAATCAATATAATCAATAAAGATAACATCAGGTACAAACTCATATTGTGTTCTAAGTTGTTCAACGTGTTGTTCTATATTATCTAATGTTGTTTTACCTGCTGCGAATTCTTTAATTTTAATTTTACCAGGCATATTATTTGCCATTTGTTCTACAGCTTCACGGTGTTGAAGAATTTTATCTACAGGAACACCTAATAAATTAGCATCCATACGTCTTGCAACATATGTTTCACTTAATTCAAGGGTATAATACAATACATTAAATCCTAATTTAGCAGCATGTGTAGCCATGTCAATAACAGCCCATGATTTACCACCACCAGGATTACCAAATATGATTACTAACTCGCCTTTACCATAACCACCTTGTGTAAGATCATTCATTACATTCCAAGGAAATGGAATTGGTGCTCTACTGTCTTCTCTATAACGAGTTTCAACATCTTTTTCATACTCAT